TCTTTATGACCACCAGCTCCACCTCCACCAGATTCTAAGGTAGATGCACCTCCACCTCCAGCTACACTTAATACATCAACTTTTCCAGCAAAATTAGTTCCCTCTCCTGCTGTGTTAATTGTAAAAGTGCCGTTTCCAGTGAATGTGTGTATTCTAAAATTACCACTTGTTGAGACGCTTCCACCACTTGCAGACATAAATGATTGTAATACTGAACCTCGAAAATCGTCCATCTGTAATGGACCAGATGATGGTATTTCACCATTGTTACCAGTTGTTCCAGAAGGCACATTACTACCTCCTGCATAATATTCACTCATACTTATTGGATTAGAGCCACCAAATTCTGTTTGTATTTCTGAAAGTGTTACATCACCAGATGAAGGAATTGCCATTTACTACCCCTTTTTTAATTCATCTATTTCTGCTTTTAGGTCTTTTATTGCTTCAATCAAAACTGCTGTTAATTTGCCATAATCAACTGATTTAGTTTGCATTTCATCATCAGCAGTTAGCACAACCTCTGGAACAACAGCTTCCATATCTTGTGCCAAAACACCAATCTGTGGTTTTGGATTTTCTACATCATTTCTTTTATAATGAACGCCTTGCATACGCATTACTTTTTCTATGCCGTTTTCTATATTAGAAATATCTGTTTTTAATCTTTTATCAGAAAAAGCAGTCACATCATTATTAAAAGTCGCCGCTCCTGCACCAGACATATCAAGTGTAAGAGCAGTTATAGTTGAACCACCATCATTCCCTTTGAAGATAAGGTCTTTATCTTGAACTTTTGCACCAATCACAGCATCACTTGAACTATTAGATATGTCTAAAATAGAAGTTCCATCATCTTTAAATATTATCTCTCCACCATCAGCATCAAGACTAATAGATCCCGCAGAATCAATTGTTAAATTACCAGATGATAAATCAATTTCTGTGCCATCAATGGTTATATTATCAACAGCTACTCCACCATCAAAAACTGCTGAAGCTCCAGTAACAGAACCATTAAAAGTTGCATTTCCAGCGGCAGACATATCAAATGTCAACGCAGTAATTCCTGAACCTCCGTCATTACCTTTTATAAGAATATCTGCATCTGATACTTTTGATTCAATCTCAAAATTATTACTTGCGTTATTTAATGTAGCAATTTCAGTGCCACCATCCTTAAAAGATATATTAGCACCATCTGCATCTAATATTATATCTCCAGCAGAATCAAATGTCATATCACCAGAATTTGTTTTGACTGTGCCAACATTAACAGATCCACCAGATAAATCTAAATCTACAAAAGCATCTACTACTGCTGCACCAGAACCTGCACCATCAAGATATACACATTTTGCATCGCCAGGTCCTATGGTTACATTCGCACCAGAGCCTTGTGATATAATTATATTTTGTGATCCACTTGTTGCATTTTCAATTATATGCACTCTTTTCATAGTATTTGGACCTATTGTAATTGTGCAAGCAGAGTCTAATGTTCCAGTATATTTTAAGAACAATGCTCTTCCAGCATCAGATGATCCGTCTGCTATTGTTGTTGTATGAGTATCAGCATTTGTTGTTATAGCTTCAGTGCCAAAACCCAATGCCTCACCAATTAGTTCTAAATTTGTGTTGGTTGAAGCACCCCATGTTCCTGATTCATCACCAGTGGCTATTTCTTTCAACCTTAAATTATTAACGTATGTTGCCATTATGCGACCCTTTCAATCCAATTTGCTACTTGATCTGGAACGATTAAACCCCAGACATTCTCCTCACCAGTAGAACCTGTAGCACTAACTCCAGTCAAAGATAACACAGAAGTACCTGATATTGCAACTACTCCTAACGAAATACTAGCTAGATTTGTGGTAAGAGATAAATTTGAGTCTGCTGTTACAGACTCAGAACCAAGTGCAGTTGTTCCTACAACTCCAGTTGTAGGCGCACCAGTGGTGGTTGAAATAAATTCATCACCTAAAGCTGTAGTACCAGCATTACCTGTAACAGAAACAAGTGCCGTTCCCACAACAGATTCATCTCCAAAACCTATTGTTCCAGTCAATCCAGTTTCAGTTACTATAGCTCCAGCGGCTGCTAAAGCATTTCCTACAGCAGTTGTTCCTGCATTACCTGTTACAGAAAATATACCTGTGCCAGTTACAGTTACTGTTCCTACAGATCCAGTAGCCACGGCAGGAGTTGGCACAATGTCTTGACCAGGTATGGCAGCTACACCACCACCCCAAACTCCAGCACCCCAAGTATCATTACCCCAACCAGTTAAAAAACCAGTAGTTGCAGATACACCTGTAACTACGGCAGTAATTGGTATTTTAGGAAGAACATTACCAACGGCAGTTGTAGCAGATACACCAGTTACGGAAAATTGAAAGTTAGCAAAAGCAATTGCTGTGCCTACTGCACCTGTGGCTTCTAAACCAGTTTCTATTACAGTTGAGCCACCTGTTGCACCTTCATCACCAACGGCTGTTGTGCCAGCTACTCCAGTAACAGCAAAAGAGGTGTTGCCAATGCCACCCCAACCAACAGCACCCCAAGTGCCTTGTCCCCAGCCGTTAGCCATAGAACCTCACAATTGTTCGGTTAAGCTATACGAATAATAGCGTTTGAAGCGTCAGCAGTAGGGAATTGTATTGTAAAAGTTCCAGATGTTGATGTTTTGTTAGATGTAAAATCTAAAACACAAACAGCTTTATTACTGTCAGAACTATTGTAAATTAATGCTCCCATTGCAGTAATTGTTGCAGTTGTGAAACTTAAATCTGCAAAATCTGTAAATGCAGTTGTACCCGATGTGGTTGGGTCTACTCTTGTTAAAGAACCACCACCAGTTGCATATGTACCACTTGAGGCAACTTCGCCAGTTGTAGTAAATGCAGTAGTTGTTGCTCCTAATGTTGCAGTTGTGGATGATTTACCACCACTGCCTTCTGCATAGAGTGCTAACTTAAAAGTATCTCCACCAGAATTTTTAAAATTGTGTACACCTTCCAGTAACTCTTTCTTGAAGGAAGTACACATTGCTTGTGCTATAGCCATATTAGAGTCTCCTTATATATTCAGCCGTTTCCTTTTGACCACTTGATCTCAAGGCTTGAATGATAGTACCACGCTCTTCTCTTCTTGCCAATAGTAGATAATGATACATTACTTTTTTAAGATGTTCCCTAAATTGATTTGCTTGTTGTCTGATATGTGCTGGAGCATCGTCTGATATGCTTACTATCTTGTCTACTGCTAAATCAGCTAATTGTTCATTTGATAAACCACCTTTATCTGAAGTCATAACATTTACTTTGCCTGTTTGTGACACTCCTACATTAAACATTTTTTTTCTCCTCATATGTAACACCAGGTATATCTTCTCTGCCAATAATGTTTGGAGTTGAATCTAAAGGCTCTGGTGGATTTAATTTTGATTTCCTAGTTATTAACATATTACCTTGTGTAGTTGTAGACACGATGGGATCGTCAAGTCTATGGTATCCATAAAGTTTTTGATCTTCTTTTACATTTGTATCAAGCAAAGATGAATTATGTGCAATGTTTACTTTAATACCTTTTGATATAGCAATTGCTAACCAAAATTCACAACATCCTCTACCTGCTTCTGCAAAAGCAACATTATTGTAAGTAAAATCAATTCCAAATAAATGTATCTCTTTTACCTCTTGTGCAATTGCAAAAGCTATGCTGTAAGCCACTGTGTTGTTTAAATAAGCATATTTTGTCTTCTGCAAAACTTCTTGGAGTGGATATTCAACGACATCTGGGCATCTTTTGTCTAAAGTGCAAGAAAAAATTGGTACACCCATTTTTGTTTTGAGTCTATCTACCATTATATTTGTTTGTTTACCAGCGTTCGGACTATCTAGAAATCTCGAAGGAGGATCTAACATAAAGCATTTATCGTGATAGATAACACCTGACATTGAGTTTATTGTCCAGACCTCATCAAACTTTTCGCTTCTGATCCTAGACATTAGATATTCGCTACTACTGTTGCCTAATCCAACAATGGCAATGCTTTTTATTTTCATATTGCTACCTTTTTATTGTTTTGGGATTCTTACCAAGCCCTCCCTATAGGCATCTGTGTTTTCTTGTGCCTCTCCATACACTTTTAATCTACTCATTGCTTCCGTAAATCTTGCAGTATAAAGTTGTAATAAATCTGACTCGCCTTTCATAAAAGTATAAGCCTCTACTAAACAAGCATACAATAAAGCATCAGGAGCATTTGTTGCAATCCAAGTCGTTCCAGAATCATCTGTAGTTATCGATTGTGGTCTATAGTAATAATGTAATTCAGCACTGTAATCTGCATCAGGTGTAGGTGCTACTATAAAATTGTCGACATCAAATGAAGAATAATATCTAGGGCTACCTGTTGTACTAGGATTTGGAGTAAATTCTTGTATAAAATTTACATCTTTTTGTAAAAGAAAAACATTTGCACTATCTTTTACATAAGACAAAGAAAAAGTTGCCAAATAATCACTTGGTTTTTGTAAAAATTTATTACCAGTTGTTAAACCACCAGTTACATTTTTTCTAAAATAATCTAAATCAACTACTTTAAATATACGTTCTTCAGCGTTCTTAATTATAAAATCAAGTTCATTTACAAAAGTAGTTTCTGAATTTTGTGTCCAATCTTGTATTGATTGCTTTAATGTCGTTAAAGTAAAACTCATGTCACACTCACTGTTACTGTGCCTACTGATGCTGTCGCACTAAAAGTATTTAATAAAGTTCCTAGATTACCTAAACCAGTATTAGTGTAAACTATAAATTTTTTATTATCATCTTTTACGTCAGGTCTTGCATCTCTAATTGCTTCTAAATCCGTTCTAATTCTTGGAGGAGTAAGTTGTGGATGTTTCTCTTCATATTCATCATAGCCTACAATACTTCCGTTCCATTCTTTTCTCATATCTCTTATACGATAACGAAATCCAGAACGATCTGATATTCTGTAAGCATATTTACCCCTAGCAAAAGCCATTATCCAACCTTATAATATGATAATTGTGGATTCACCTTAAAAGCAGATCTATCTCTATCTTCAGCCATAGCTCTTTCAAACTCTTCTTCATACACAGTTTTTAATAATTGTATTCTATCTGGCGCACGTTTCATAGCTATGTAATAAGCTAATCCAGCAGTTAAACATGGAAAAAATCTAAAAGGTAATTCAAGTGTATTAACTTGAGAATCAGCGTCTTGCATTCTCGTTAAAGCATCGTAAACCAAGACATCAGTGCTATTCTCAGGTGTTGGATATAATTTAAACTTTGGTGTAATTTGTCTATCTAAAAAATATTGTGTCACTCGACCAGTTGTGGATTTAGTTGGAATATTTAAAAAAGTATCTCTACTTACTCTACTCATACTAAAATCTGTTCCTGATCTTCTAA